GGCCCCGTGGTGCTGAAGATGGGCAACCATGACCGGCGGATCTCCGACTACGTGAAGCGGTACGCCCCGGCGTTGGGGCCGCTGCGGGCACTGGACTTCGAGCGGCTGATACACGCCGGGGGTCTCGGGGTGGAGATCTCCCACGGCGTTCACGAGGTGGCGCCGGGCTGGCTGGTCGCCCACGGCGATGAGGGGTCGCTCTCGCGCATTGCGGGGAACACGGCGGCGGGGCTGGCACAGAAGTTCGGCAAGTCCGTCGTCTGCGGGCACACGCACCGCGCGGGCCTGGTCCCGCACTCCAGCGGCTACAACGGCAAGAGCCGGTCCCTGTGGGGCCTGGAAGTCGGTCACGCGATGGACGTGCGCCGGGCTGGCTACCTGAAGGCCGGTAGCGCCAACTGGCAACAGGCGTTCGGCATCCTCCGGACGAACGGCCGGACGACGATTCCCGAGCTGGTGACCGTGGTGGACAAGCGGTTCTCCGTCGAGGGGGCCGTCTATGAGTGGAAGTGAGGTGACGGCCGTGCTGACGCACGATGACTACGAATGGGTGTCCGAGATCGTGAAGCGGGCGGCGGCGACCGTCGCCCGCAAGTGGCCAGGCATCGACCGCGACGACATCGAACAAGAGATGTGGGTCAAGATCCTGCCCCTGTGGGGCAAGCTGGTCCGGGATGACGACTACGTGTTCAAGGTGGCGTGTCGAGCCGGGAACGGCTACGCCGCTGATGAGCGGTACTACTACACGCACATGTCGGCGGAGTGGGTCTATACCCCGGCGGAGGTCAGGGGCCTGTTCCGGGAAGCCTTTTTCGACCCTGGCGCCTGGGAGCAGATGCCTTCTGAGGAGACGTCGAACACGCTCCGCTCGGGCGGCGTGGTTGTGTCCCTGTGGGACCTGCGGGAGGTGTGGAACGAGCTGCCCGACACTCAGCGGGACGTGATCGGGCGCGTGTACCGCGACGGGAACGACGGTGACCCGCAGGACGCTGCGACGAGGAAGGCCCTTCAGCGGGCCATCGACGCGGCGACGCGCATTCTCAACGGCAGGATGGCGACTCGTGGAGCGGACCGAAGTCGGTACGAGCTGGCGGTGTAGGCCGGCCAAACGCTGTAAAGCAAACCGCGGACCCCCGGCCTTCGGGCCGGGGGTTTTTCTTGCGTGGCAAGTTCTGGCAAGTTGGTGGCAGTTTGCCAGCACGCGGCGGCAAGCTCAGTCATGTCGGTCGTCATCCTCGGAGCCGGAGGGCACCATGGCTTTGCACTACGTTGGCATTGATCCAAACACGGGCGACGGGAACTGTCCGACCGTGTGGGTCGATGATCTGAACAACGATCTTGTTCTTCAGGGGTGGAAGGCAGACGACGCGACCCGCGCCGAGTGCCTGACGATCGGGGCTATACCCGACTCTGAAGACGTGATCCGAATCCCGGCCCGCATGGTGCCGCTGATCAGGGAGGCCTGTGACCGTGCCGAGCGTGCCTAGTTTCGTGGAGCTGATTGACTCCGCCGAGCGGTCTGCCGTTCACCTCGAAATGCGGGACGTGTACGCCGTCGAGGACGAGAAGGCCAAGATCGAGGCTTGGCAGGCGGGGCTCCGCTTCAACCCGGGCGACCGCGATTCATGGTGGCGTCCGTGGCTCGATCTGATCGCTCGCACGGTTGAGCGTGGCGTGGTCGTGCGGCGTGCTCGGATCGTCTCTGAGCCGGTCAGCGAGTACATCAGGTACGAGCACAGCGGCACGTTCACGAACGTTGCCGCCGGGGAGCTGGTCCGCTGGCTGCCGCGCCGCAACACGGCAGGCCTCTGCCTGCCGGGTAACGACTTCTGGCTCATTGACGAGCGCCTGGTCAGGTGGAACCACTTCGACGGCAACGGCCTGGACACCGAACCCGAGATGAGCGAAGACCCCGCCATCGCGAAGCAGTGTGCGAGCGCGTTCGAAGCCGTCTGGGAACGGGGCATCCCGCACGAGGAATACGAGATCTGACCCCGAAGCCGACTGCCCGCCCCCATGCCCGCCTCTCCGTCTTCGAGCGTCCAGGCTGCCCGCGCCGCGCTGGCGACCCGCCTCCGTGAGGTCATGTTGGACGCGGGCATTTCGGCGCGGGAGCTTGCCTCACGGTGCGGCTGGGCTGAGTCGAAGTGTTCCCGCATCCTCAACGCGCGACGCGCAGCGTCCGAGTCAGACATCCGGGCGTGGTGCTCGGCGTGTGGTGCAACCGATCAGGTCGATGATCTGATCGCGGCGAACCGCGCCGTGGACTCGATGTATGTCCAGTGGAAGCGGCTCCACCGGAGCGGGATGCGCCGCATCCACGAGACGACCGCCCCCCTGTACGAGCGGACACGGGGCTTCCGCGTCTACTGCTCGAACGTCGTTCCCGGCCTTCTCCAGACTCGGGGCTACGCAACCGCCTTGCTGTCCTCAATCACGGACTTTCAGGGCACGCCCAATGACGTTGCTGAAGCCGTTGAGGCCCGGCTCAAACGGTCACGGGTCATCCGGGAGGGCGATCACCGGTTCTCGCTGCTGGTCGAGGAGTCGGTACTCCATTACCGCATCGGCGACGCTGAAACCATGGCCGGTCAACTCGGCTCGCTTCTCGAAGTGATGGCGCTTCCACGCGTCAGTCTTGGCGTGATCCCCTTTAAAGCAACTCGCCGGCTGTGGCCCCTTGAGACCTTCATGATCTTTGATGAGGCCGAGGTGCAGGTGGAGCTACTAACCGCCGAGGTCAAAGTCACGGCACCGAGCGAGATTGCCATCTATGCCCGCGCGTTCGGAGAACTGGCAGATATGGCTGTCGTCGGCAAAGACGCTCGTGCCCTGATCACAGCCGCTATAGACGGTCTGTGAGAACGCCGGGCAAGTTGTGGCAAGTTCATTGAGATGCTGGTCGCGCCATCCGTAGCGTCTTGGGCATGCTCCGAGAACTTGAAGCGAGGTGCGTTGCGTGAGCGCCGCGACGGCTGCCGACTTCCTGAGCGACTGGGAAAAGGAGTTGGCCGCGAGCAACCCCGACGGTTTCGTTCAGTGCAACCCGTGCCAAGACTTCCGAACCAATGTGTCATTCGGCGTCGAGCACCCGTGCCGACACTGCCAGCCGATGCGGTTCAAGTCGTGGCGCCTATGCCACGAGGGCACACGGCTGACCGTCAAGGTGGGCGGCCTTGAGTGTGCCGTGCTGCTGCCTCCGGCAGGTGGCCCGATGGTCCAGCCGTGCGAGTTCCCGACATGCGACTACGGCTGTGTGTTGGTTCGGCCGCTGGTCGGCTCTGAAGCCCGATGGGTCGAGCTGAACCACGTCAAGATCCTGACCGCGTGGGAGGGTGCGTGAGCGAGGCAGCAACCGCGCGGGCGCAGGACCTTAAGGCCGGTCAGCGTGTGTACGTCGCCCGCCTGGGAGGCTGGTACACCCTGGCGGCGGACGCCAAGACGCACCGTCTCTCGCTGAACCTGATCCGCCTGGAGTTCGCCCGGATACCGGCCGAGTACCGCAGGGTCAACGACGCGGTACGGGTCCGGCCGCCCCGCCGAAGGATCGGCGCCCCCGCCGGCCGCGAGCTGTAAAGCGAGCCGCGGCCTCAAGCCACCCGTCTGCCCGTGGCTTCCCACCGTGACGCGGGCAGGCGGGTGTTCCACAACCACCCCCCCAAAACACCAGATCGCAGAGGGAATTTAGTGAGTATCAGCATTGCCATAGCGGCTCTGACGCTGTCGGCTACGTGTGACGAGCCCTACGGGAGTAACTGCCCGCTGGGCGATGTGGGCGACAACATTTCACACGTCTGCGGCCTGCCCAGGGACCACGAGGGCGGCCACGGCGGCTGTGACTGCGGAACGTGATTGAGACGCAGCCCATATGAGTTCTTACGAACCTCCGCCGAACCCCGACGACTGGATCTGTGAGGCGCTGCCCTCGCGCCGCATACCCGAGTCGCCGGACACGCGTCGCGCGGCCCCTTCCCGCCAGGAGGAGCCGATGACGTGGGACGTGATCCGTACCGCCCGACCCGTCTGGGACTACGAGCCGCGCCACGCGGCCTAGGCCGGCCAAGCGCTGTAAAGCACGCGTGTGGACCGTACCCCGTACGCGCTATGCTGTACCGGCTTCCTCGTTTCAACGCCTTCCTTTCCGGAGTGTTGTGACTTGCTGGCAATCGAGTTAGAGGAAGCCAGAACCCCCGCCCTTTGGGCGGGGGTTTTCTGTTTTGTCCAGCTTATTCGCCCACTTCTGTTGCATCCTTGACATGAGACCGCTGATCGCTCTATTGTTTTCGCATGCCCCAAGGGGCACCGGAAACGGAAGGTTGCCAGCATGTCTAAAACGTTCAGCAAGGGCGAGCGCAAGGCCTCCGGAAAGTCCGATCGGGAGTTCCGCCGGATGCGGAAGACGGCCCGGAAGCCGGAGGGTGAGAAGTGAGCGAGGAGAAGGGGAACCGGTGGCATGCGGGCATAGCCCGAGCCGGGGTTCTGCTCATCGCGGCAGGGGCTTTCAGGGTCTCCTATGACGCATGGACCACGGTGTCTAAGGCGTCGGGTATCCGCCCGGCCCTGGCGGGCTACCTGCCCTGGATTACCGAAGGGTTCTTGGCCCTGGCGGTCTACACGGCGTGGGTGGTGCGGAAGCGCGGCACGCCTGGCTGGTACCCGGTGACGCTGGCTTTCGTGCTTCTCGCGGTCGGCGTCTACGTCCAGGTGAGGCACGGCATGTCTCACGGCCACGCGCTAGTGCTGATGCCGGTTGAGGCCGGAGCTATCTCGGCTCTACCCACGGTCATCACTGCGGCGAGCATTCACCTTCTCGTGATTACTTTCGAGAAGGTTCACGCGGCGGAGCCGGAGGAGCCGGAGCTTTCCCCGGTCATTCCTGACACGGTGGAGGAACTGACGGATAACTGGGCTAAGGAGCCCGCACAGGTGGAGCCGATGCCGGAGCCTGTGATACCGGAACCGGAGGTCACCAGCCCTTCGGCGACTCCGTTTCGTGAGCCCGAATACCCTGCCCCGGCCTTCCGGGGGGCCGGTCAGTTCATGGCTGTGGCCAAACAGGCAAAGGACCCCCGCACCGTCGCTATCTGGGAGCGCATAGCCAACCAGCACGGCAAGCCCCAGATCTGACAGGACTTCTCTCGAAAGGATTGGTAGTGGACATGGCGGAGATTGTGACTCGGCGCCTGGCGGACGACCTTGACGGGTCGGACGCGGCGGAGACGGTGCCGTTCGGCATCGACGGGATGGACTTCGAGATTGACCTCTCGGAGGAGCACGCGACGGAGCTGCGGGCGTTCCTGTTCAAGTACATGCAGGCGGCCCGGCCCCGTAAGCCGAAGGGGAAGCTTCAGAAGCGGAACCGGGAGATCAACCCGGAGACGGCCGCCGCGCGCGAGTGGTGGCGTCAGGAGGGGGGCCGGAACGGCGTGAAGGAGTTCAACGCCAAGGGCAAGATACCCGCCGACGTGTGGGAGCAGTACCGGGCGTCACTCGCGGGTAGCACGCTCGAACTGGTCGCATAGACAGCAAGAGAAGACCCCCGGAACTTCGGTTCCGGGGGTTTCTTCGTGTTCTCACACTGTGCCGGCTGGGTGCTTTAAAGCGGCTCGGATAGGTGTTCGGGGGTTGCTTGGATGTGTGTAGATCGGGCATAGTCACCGACGACAGGGCTTTCTACAGAATGGTTGGACCATGGCTAGGCGCACCATCGAGGTTGTTCACGATGACTTGGACGGTAAGGAGGGCGCCAGCGTCGTAAAGTTTGGCCTTGACGGCAAGTCGTACGAGATCGACCTCGGGCCGAAGAACGAGAAGGCGTTGCGGAAGGTATTCGAAAAGTACGTTCCGGCTGCCCGCCAGGTGAAGACGGCTGACGCGCCGGGGCGCCGCAAGTACGGCACGGGGCCGACCCGCCGGGACACCAAGCACATCCGTGAGTGGCTGCGGGGTCAGGGTGTCGACATCAGCGACCGGGGCCGCATCCCCACTGACCTCATGGACAAGTACAACGCGGCGCACTAGCCGGCGGCGAGCTGTAAAGCGTTCCGCGGCGATTGGGGCCGGTCCTTCGGGACCGGCCCTTAGCCGTTACCAGAGCCCGTCTTGCCCCACGGCTTCCGCGTGCCGTTCCCTCTTGATGGTCATCATGAGGCCCCGGAAGTGACGGCCGTACTTGATGAGGATCGGTTCCTCGGGATCGCGGATCATCCAATCGGCCGAACGGTCGTTGTTACCGTCCTTGACCAGCCGGAACCGGGACGCCAGGGCCATGTTCAGAAGGAACACGCTCGACGGGTCCTCATAGCGCTCGAACAGGTCGCTTAGCGCCGTCCAGGCGGCGGCCGGGGTCAGGCCGGTGGCGTCTTCGACGGCCTCACGAGACGTGCCGATCTGCAACACCAGCCCGTCTCCGGGGAACCAGGACAGCGCCACGTCTTGCTTCGGGTGCTGCCGACAGAACGAGATCACGGCATCGAGCCCTTCGCGGGGGATCTCCACCCTGATCGGTGTTCCGCGGGTTGCTTTAAAGCCTTCGGCCGGCGCCCAGTCATGCGCGGCGGCGTACGGGTCGCCTCCGAGGATGGTCACGCCTTCGGCGTCCACGGTGAGAAGGACGCTGCGGATCGAGGGGTTTTTCTTGTGGACGTGGGCCACGTTGCCCGCGACGCGGCAAAGCGTGTCGGCGTCCATCGTCCAGGTAGCTTGAGGCTCGCTCAGGGTTTACCTCCTGACGCAATGAGGCCCCGCCGAAGCGGGGCCATCTCGGATGTCTACAGGCCCTCATGAGCCCGGTGGGCTTCGTACTGAGCCCATAACTGCGCCGCGTGGGCGGCGGCCTCAAGGACACCTAGCGTCGTCTTGGTCTCTCCCCAGCCGAGAGGGCCTAGCCCGTGCTGGCGGAGGGTTTCCAGGGCCCGCAGCTTGCGGTTCTCTAGCTCGACCTGGCCAAGGGTCTTGAACCACTGGTTTCCGTATCCGTCGTTCGTGTGCTGGTCTTCGATCCTGAACACACGCTCTCGTCCGCCGGGGTAGTTGATGGTGACGAGCTTCCGGCCGATCTTCTCGACGTGCCCGATAAAGCTGGTTCCCGCAGCGCTGCCCCGGTTCCGGTCGAAGACGCGGACCTCTTGACCTACGCTCAGTTCGCTTCGCTCAGCCATTACCGCCGATGCCTCCTGTTCCACTTCCAATCGTCGTAGATCAGCCACCCGAGGAACGCGAGCAGTCCCGCTGCGCAGGCGATCAGGAAGACCGCGAGCCATAGCGGCATCGGGCCGTGGAAGTCGGCGCCGTTCGTGATGATGACCGGCGGCGGAATTATGATGACGGTCTCATTCACAGTCGCGGACACCTCCGCTCCCGTAGGCGTGCGTGTAGCCCATGGCGCACTCGTCGCACACGAACTCGTCGTCCAGCTCGGAGAACAGCCCCTCGTCGGTCCAGTGGCCGCACTCGGCGCATTGTCGCGGGTCCCGGTCGTCCTCTACCTCGTATTCGCCGAGGTCATCACTGTCACCTATGGGGAACACCCTCCTTCGCAGCAGAACGGGAAGCAGTTGAGGCAGCAGCCGCAGGCGCCGCAGAACGCGGTACCGCAGGTGTAGGACACGGGAGGCTGAGGGGGCATAGGGCGGGTTGGTGGATGCCCCATGCCGGTCACCATCTGCTCAACCGTCTGGGCCTGGACGATCGCCATCCCGAACCCACCCTCTTTAAAGAGGTCGGCCGGCCTACTCGTGGTCGTACCACTCGACGTCGATGCCGTCGGCCGTCACGGTGATGATGGCGTGGTCACCGAACGCGGCCCGCAGCACGTTGTCAGCCGCACCGGACTCGATGGCCTTCTTCAGCGCCTCCGCGAGCGCGTTCACCTCGGGAAAGAGGCTGTCCTTCACGCCCCATCGGCCCGCCACGCCATCCCATGACTTGGTGCCCATGGTCGGGTGGTAGTCGCCGACCTCGAACAGGTCGCTATCGAAGTCGCCGAAGTCGTCCGGGTCAACGTCGGCAACGGTCTGGACCCACACGCTGTGTGCGCCGAACTCGCACGGCTCCCCGTCGTTGAAGTACGGGACGTACTGACGCCAGCCGAAGCGCTTCACGTCCTGGTGGCCGATGAGCGGCCGGAGAAGCGCGGCGAACTCCTCACTGGTGATCTGCGGGACGATGGCGGCCGGATCGTAGGGGTAGACCTCGCCGGACAGCGGGATTCCGTGGAACGTCGGGGCAGGCTTCATGCAGTCTCCTTCAGCAGGTGGGACAGGGGGAGGGTTTTGCGTTGCGCGCCGGACATCCACGGCTCAAGCGGCATGCCCTTGATGTAGTCCACGGGGGACGGGAGCCAGCCGAGATCTTCGATGATGTGGCGTTCGGCGACGAGCCGGACCGGGATCAACTTCCGGCCGACCTTGAGCGTTGTGCCGAAGACGCGTTCACAGAGGAATACCCCGGCGGTGTGGTGGTAGAGGGAACGGTGTCGGCTGTCGCCGATGATGTTCTTTGAGGAGTCGATGAACGTCTCTATGGGGAGGTAGTCCTCCGGCTCGCCGCCCCACTTCCGGGCGGCACTCAAGGCGTGGTGCCAGCTATTCACCTGGCCACCGCGTGAACAAGCGCGGCCATGAGGAAGCCGACGATGCACAGCTCGGCGAGGATCAGGAACCAGATGAGTGCGCCTGCGACCTTGATGGCCTTCTCGACGCCCGTCTTCTGAGCCAATGAGCACCTTCCTTTCAAAGAGAAGGGCCACCCCGAAGGGTGGCCCGGAGGCTTTAAAGCGGGTGGCAGGCTTAGACGGTGGCGAGCTCTCTCGCTTCGATCTGGTCAGCGCAGGCGCGGAACGCGGCCATGACCTCTTCGGCGGTGCGCCCCGGCTCGTCGTTCCAGTCCACGAGGGTGTCACCCTCCCTGCCGCTGGCCCGGATGTGACCGGTGATCGCCATGACCACGGCGGCGGACCGCTCCCGCGCCGAGGCGTGCCAGAGCGGCGACCACGGAACGCCGTGAGAGACGACGTTGATGGCGCCCAGGGCGCACACCCGGGACTCGCTCGGCTGCTTCCCGTCTTCCGCGAAGAAGTAACCGCCCTGGTGCCAGCCGTTCCGTTCGATGACGTCGGCGACGGCCCGGCAGTCTGCCACGATCTGCTCAGGGGTGATGTTGAAGACCATTGGTCACGCCGCCTTTCCGTAGTTGAATCCCTGGTCGTACACGTAGAACGCTTCACGGATTCGGGCTGACTCTCCGTAAAGGCCGCGCGGATTGTGCTTCGCGATGATGGTCAGCCGTTTCACGGCCGCCGGGTACGCGGGGTATTGCTTGTATGCGTCGATCGAGGCCAAGGCCGCTTCGAGCGTGTAACCCAATGCCTTACCTCCCGGTGGTGGTGACGGGCTGGCGAAAAGAACTGTAGCACCCTTGACACGTCGCCTGTCAAGGATGAAACAGAGGGTCTTCGGAGGGGTGCCGGGGGTGGCTCCAAAGGGGTCTGTTCACGGTCCGCGTTTCCGGGTCCGTTTCGCTCGCCGATCTCAAGGCCATGTTTCGGGGCCCGTTCTCAGGCCCGTTTTGAGGGCCGTTTTTGAGCCCGTTTCTAAGCCCGTTTTTGAGCCCGCTCCTAGGGCCGGTGGCGTCCGGCCCGTGGTGACCGGTCCCGACCGGCGAGCCCGGTCCTGCGGCGGCGCTGAGGGCCGGGCCGTAGCACCACCCGTGCTACGGCCGCAGCGGCGTCGAGCTGGGGGAATGGTGCTGCGGCCTGCTTTACAGCTCGCGGCCGGCGGAGCTGTCGCGTGTTCGTCGACGAACCGCGGCGCATGCTTTACAGCTGACGGCCGGCGCGGGGTGCGCGTGCGGCAGCTCGGTTACGCGGATGCTGTTCTCAGATGGGCCGCAGCGCGTTCCCGGCGTGCCGTGTGAGGCCGGTCGGAACCGAGCCGACCGGCGCGACCGCGCTGGCTGTAGGCCGCTGGCCGCTGATCCTACTCAGTGAAAATTTTTCGGCTTGCTCTCTTGCGTCGGCGCCCAGGCGCGCGGGCGACAAACTGCCCCGTGGTCCGGTCCGTGGGGGTCTGCAATGACTCGATCGGCTATATGCGTCATTGTCACGGATGTCCGTTTCAGGGCATAGCTGTGGCTATGTAGGGCGAGCAGAAAGTCATTTCGGGAGGCCCTTACAAATGCGGGTTCCGGGGCCTTCCGATACCGCATCCGACCAGCATTGCACTCGCATTCCCGCAGGTCAAACCCTGTTCTGTTGCGTGCTTGACACGCTTTACAGCGCTTCCCTAAGTTCGGTCCTGCCAGCAAGACACCCCACCCGGTACGGACGGAAGGAACGCACGATGCCTAGCGCATACAAGACGCGGGAAGCTTGGTTGCACGCGGCTCGAAAGCTCATGATGCGCCGCTATGAGGCGGCCGGGGTCGAAGTGCCTACCGACGTGCATATCAGCGTCGGTTTCAAGCCTGGCGGCGGCCCGGAATCGGCAAAGGTCATGGGGTGCTGCTATGTGCGGCTCGCATCGTCCGGCAACGTGAACGAGATTTTCATCTCGCCCGAGTGGGACAACCCTGCCGATGTGCTGGAAACCCTGGCGCATGAGCTGATTCACGCCGCATCGGATTGCCAGGACGGGCACGGCCCCGGTTTCAAGCGGGATGCTCTGGCGTTCGGTTTCCTGTCGCCGATGACGTCCACCCCTGCCAGCGATGAGCTAAAGCTGTTCCTGCGCATGGTCGCGGCCACCCTTGGCCCCTTCCCGCACTCCGCTACTCGCATCATGGCGCTCAAGCGCCGTCCAAAGACTGACCCGGTCAAGCCGGACGGGAACGCATCGGCGGACGGTGACGGCGGTAAGCAGCATTCCGGGCGGCCGAAGCAGAATACGGCGATGCTCAAGCTTGAGTGCATCAATCCCGGTTGTGGTTTCATCGCCCGTGCCACGGCGAAAAACCTTGACCTCGGCATGCCTATCTGCGCTTGCGGTACTCCGCTCTCTTCTCCGCAGTACGCGGAGGCTCTGACGGAACGGTGGTGGGGGAATGACCCGCGCTATAGCGGCGGCCGTCGCCCCGATTACCTGATTGAGGCAGAGGTCAAGAGCATGGATGAAAGCTTGGCCAAGCGTCGCGAGTGGTCGCGTGCACGCGGGTTCCTGCCCGCTGTCGCTACAGCCGTCGCCACGGCTGCTACGGCTGCCGTTGAGAGCGTCGCTAAGCGCGTCCGTAAGCCAGTCGCGCGGAAAGCTCCGGCTGCGCCCGTCAAGACTCCTGCCGTCAAGCGGGACACGACTCCGGCGCCCGTCAAGCGCCACCCTAAGGCGGTCCGGCTCTATGTTGAAAAGGCGCCGGAAGCACAAGGGGAGTGGTATCAGGTCGGTGCGCGGTATGGCATGCGCTCGCAAGTGCACATCATTAACCGATTCCCCACCATGGGCGATGCGCAGGCGTGGGTGAACGAATACGACGGTTTGCTGTATGACGCCAGCGGGTTTATCAAGGGTGACTGTCTTATGCATGACGTTCCCCTGTTGACCCGCACAACCCGTATCGACCTCGCGACCGGCGAAATTGTCTCTGACACTTCGCAGACTGTCAGCGACCCTGTGATGGTTTACATGGGGCACAAGACCCCTTGTGACGTCATTCCGTCCGGGAAGGCGCCTTACGCCACTCACAACGGCGTGCGAGTCAGCATCGTTCGCACGTCCGGTCATGACATCGCGGGTGTTGAGGAGTCGCACCGCGACTCGGTTAAGGCTGCGCGGGAGGAAAGCGCGCGCACCGCGTACGCGGCTGCCGGTAGCGAGTACATCGCCCGGAATCCCATTCCTACGCGCGTCCAGTGGATGACGCGACCGGCGGACCTCACAAAGCCGTTCCCTAAGCCTCGAAACACTCGCGAACTGTTCGCGCCGGAACCGTTCGGGCTCGGCGACTGGATTGAGTGGGAAGAGAACGGGGTCACTCGCGAGGGTCAGGTTTGGGGCGAATCCACGGACCGTGGCTATTGGTGGGTTGCGACCACTGGCCTTAACGGAGCGCGTAACCACGTCTCGACCATGTACTACCCGAAAGCGTCCGCGCGGACGGCGCAGACAGAGCCGGTTATCCGTCGGGTTGAGGTCAAGGAACCCGCGTCTAAGTTCGGCACGGTGCAGCGGATCGTTCATGACTTCCCGGTGCGCCGGAAGGCTGCGCAAGCCGTACAGCCGGAACTGATCGCAGCCTAGGAAACGCGTAGGGGAACCGGGGGCGCAGGGGGCGCCCCCCTCCTCGCTGTTGCATCCTTGACACGACGCTTTAAAGCGTGCCACTCTTGGACCCGCCAGCAAGACACTCCGCACTAACCGGAAGGCAAGACCGTGAGCATTCCTAACGGCAACTACCGCCCGAACGCCAAGGGCGCCACCTCATGGCGGACGGCTCGCCCTCTGTACGTCGGTAACGACGCGGTGAGCGTTGACGTTTACCCGTGGAACGGTGGCCAGTGGATGACGATTTTCATCGGCTGCTCTCACAAGTCCTTTGAGGGCCCGATGCCCGCCAGCATCGAAAACCACGATGACTTTTACGCGTTCATTCACGAAGCGGTGGAGACGTTCGCCGCTAAGCGGGATGAGGCCGAGGCCGCTAAGGCTGCGCCCGTCAAGTCCGTGCCCTTCGCCCGCGCCTCACGCGAATACCACGCGCACATCAAGACGTGCGAATGCGGACAGCGTACGGAGCGGTGCGCGAGGGGCGAGCGGCTTCACGCGGTCTACCGGACGGCGCTTGACGAGAAGTCGGCTCGTGACCACGCGGAAGCCGTCGCGACGGGCCGCGAGATCACGATAGGCAACAGCATTCCGGAAGCCTGGTTCCGCGCCCGGCTCAAGCGGTATGCGCTTCTGCCTGGCACATCCGAGACAACGGCGCAGACGGTGCGCGAGGTGGCCGACCGTGCCCGGACCCGTTCTTTCCGGATGGCCTGGTATGAGTTCGCCCACGTCTACGCAGCCGTTCACAAGACGTGGGGCGACGAAAGCGAGATCAGCCGTACGAACCGCGCGACTGTCCTTAGCGCGCTGAAGGGGTTCTGACATGGGCGAGTATGAGACCCGGTTCGGATTCATCTACGCGAACTTCACAACCATCGGGCAGGCACCCCACGAAGCGCGCGTGAGCGTCTACATAGACGACGCGACGCGACGGCCGCACACCTGGGGTTCGTTCTCCGTCGCACTCGCAGACCAGACACCCGAAGCCGTAGCCATGGCTCTGCGGGCTGCCACTGAGCGCATGGGCCGTGAGTACGGCGTGGCGGGCATGACGTGGAATCCCTCATACGAGGGGTTCCGGGGGGTGCAGTGGTATCCGGACACCCGTCGCCCGGTGAACGGTCGAGTCCTGCCGGACAGCATCGCGGTTCCGGCCGTCCGGCGCCCGGCTCACGCTAAGGCGGTCGCGTAATGGCATGGGTGGCGTTCTTTGCCGTTGTGGCTCTGGGGTTCTACGGGACGCGGGCAAAGGTGAAAGACGCGGAGCGGATCACAGCTCAAGAGCGGGCACGCGAACAAGCGGCTAAGTACGCGGAAGCGCGGGCACTTAAGGAAGCGGCAGAGATCAGGGCTAGCCTTCCGGCGCCCCGCCGGGGCAGACCACGGAAGACCACAACCCCATAGCACGCAACAGAAAAGACCCTCTCCGGAGGGTCTTTTTTCATGCCCTGACACAGGCGAGTACAGAAACGGCCTGAGAGCGATTCTAAGCCCCGGCCGGCCTGGGGTTGCTTGTCCCGGGTACCCAAGGCATGAGAAAAGCCCCCCACGGGGCCGTGAGGGGCCTTCCCGGGGGTGTTCTATCTACCGCCCGAACGCAGCCAACATGAAATGAGGCGTCGCAGAGGTCGGCTCGATCGCAAACCCGATCGGCAACGCACCGTCGAGCGCAGCCATGCCGCGCGTAGCGGCTACGTCATAGGCCCGTAGCGCGGACTCGGCAGGCACGTAAACCGTAGTGACCAGGTGCCCGCCAGAAACCGCCGTAGCGTGGCCCTCAACCTCTTCCGGCGCATCCTCCGCGTTCACGTCCCACACGATCGAAACGGCGTAGTCAGTCATGCCGCCATCCTGCCAGAAACGCAGACAGGGCCACCCCCATACGGGGATGGCCCTACACGCGCTTTAAAGCGCGTCTATAGCTCCGAGAAATCGACTCCGAACAACGCTAGCCAGTGAGAGAGCCGTAGAACGTCCCGCACGTCTGCCGGGTAGGGGAATCGCATGCGCGCCCGTACGGCGTCCGGAGTGGCCTGCCAGTGGTCCGCCGGTACCCATATCAGCCGGACCCAAGCGGCCACCTGACCCGCGTACCGACCAGGTACGTACTCAGTCGCCACCTTGAACCCCTGGGATGCCGCTATCTCGGCGATGCGGTCAACCGCAGCGGGAATCTCGACCAGTCCGCCCACTAGAGAACCCTCCCGTCCGGCGTGACCGTCCAAAGGTGGCTAGCGGGCTGATCCCAACCGATCGCCTCCGCCATGAGGGTTACCGACCCGTCAACGTGCCCGATACGGGTGAACTGGTATTCCGTGCCGTTAATGACGCGGACGCGCGACTGAAAGCGCGTCCCGTTCGGAATCCGGAACTCCGAGACAAGGTGCCTAGGCCCGATCATCATGAGCAGTCGCCGCCCTTGAAACCGAACACGTTCCCGAAGAAACCCGTTTCGCCCCTGGTCTCGTACCCGATGCACTTACCGTGCCCCAGGTCAACTACCACACCCGCGTTACTCGGCTTCTGTCCGTGCCACGTGCTGTAGCCGTACGTGAACCAGTGCCAGTGGTGGACGTGGTGCGCATAGAGCACGTGCAAGAGAGCCGACAGTGCGTGATACCAGGACATCGCTTGTGCCTTCCGTGTGTGTTGTCCGGCGCCCTGGTCGGGGCGTCCGGTCTTGCTGGCAGGCACATGTCTAGGGCCAGTCGGTTAGGCGTGTCAATGATGTAACAGCCGGAAGGCAATGAGACGCACGTCACATTCATTAGGTAGACCAATCAGCCATCCAAGCCGAGGCCGGCCGAGGCATAACACCAGGTCAGGGGGCACCTTCAACCCCCGGGGGTTACTAGACCACACCCCTACACCCGTCGCCAGGCGCGGCCAATCGGCCGCCGGGCAACAGTGGCAGATGCCTATGTCCAACTCTGCCCAGCTTTGCCATACTCCCAAATGTCCGATTCATGGTGATCGGTCATAGAATTGATGGGTCCTTACACATAGGGGGTGTCAAAAGTGCATATGCACTAATGCGCAAGACCCACGCGGCTTTATTTTTTTCGCCGCAGGTTAGACCGGGTTTGGTGGCATGGGACGACAGAAAGGCCCTCCCCGGGAAGGAGGGCCGTTTTCGCAGCTCTCCGGCCCTGGGAGGGCCTTCGGCTCGATGATGACACGACCAAGGGTTACGTGTCAATGACGCATCAGCGTGTGATGGACGTCACACGGACCTAGGTGTCACCGGGGCCAGCCGGTGACCCTTGTTTATTAAGTGAGGGGGTAAGGGGGAGGAGCGAAGCGACGACCCCGCAACCCCCGAACGACAAGACCTCTACGTCTTAGGCCCCTCCGGGGGCCTTATGACTCAGGTTAGTTAAGAGCGCCCCTCGGCGCTCTATAAGTAACTAACTAAGGGCGCTTGAGGCGCCCTATAGGTAGAAGACGGTTAGCCTTACACGGCTGATACAACCTCCGGCCGTTAGGGGTTTCGCTTTGCCACGGTCGATGTGCCGCCGTTGTCGGCGGCTAGTACCGCTAGGTGTTCCCTTTTGCTGGGAACACAAGGCGGCCGAGAGGTATTCGGCCGCATGGGCGGTTAACAGTCGAGCCGCTAGAGCGGCTCACCCGTTCTGTGCCAAGTGTGGGTCTGTCTTTGATCTCACGGCTGACCACATTGTTCCGCGCTCGCGCGGCGGATCAGATGAACTCCACAACATTCAGGTTCTCTGTCGATCCTGCAACTCGCGTAAGCACAACCGATGAGGGGGTGACTTCTCATGCCGGGGCCTCTCCCGAAACCGACTCACCTAAAAATCCTGACCGGGAATCCGGGTAAGCGGCCCCTACCTGAGAACGAACCTCAGCCCACCAAGGGCGAACCCACTCCGCCGGACTGGCTTGAGGGCGAAGCCCTTGAGGAGTGGCGGCGCGTCGTACCCGAGCTGGCCGCGCTCGGCCTGACTGCCTTGGTGGACCGGGCCGCTCTGGTCGTGTACTGCCAGGCGTGGGCTTCTTACGTTTCTGCTTCACGTCAGCTCGCGGAGCAGGGGCCGACCTCGACCGGCCGTAACGGGGAGATGGTCAAGCATCCGGCCGCCCAGATCGCTCGGGACTCGGCCGACCTGATGAACAAGTACGGCCAACAGTTCGGCTTCACGCCCGCGTCGCGGGCGCGTCTGTCTCTCCCTGAGAAGGACGACGGGCTAGACATCCAAGCGCTCATCAGCGCTTAGCGCTCCGCGGAGCGCTTTACAGCTTCCGGCCGGCGCGGGGGTACGGCCGGGGGGCTGCGGTTGAGGCCAGGGGTTGAGCTTGTCTCCCCCTGGTCTCCCGCCAATACGAGAGGGGGACGCTGGTGCATCGCTACGTCGCGACGCGCGCACCTCGGGTTCCGAGGGTGCCCGGCGTTCATCGTGTGGCCCGTGTGGGCCGTGTCCGGCCGCCCCGGCAGCCGCATCACCCGCACTCGCCTGGCTCGGTTGTCCACCGGCATCCACACCAAGGCAATCACAATCCCAGGCCGGGCGCCCACGTTCACCACCACGTTGCCAAGGGTGGCCACCACAGTCACGCGGGCGTGCATGAACACCATCACGTCGCGCCTGGACAGCATCACCACCACGCGGGAGTTCACGAGCACCACCATGTAAAGCCTGGCGGGCATCATCACCATGCCGGAGTGCATGAGCATCACCACGTGGCGAAGGGTCATCACCACCCCCACAAGGGCAGCCACGGGCACCGACGCCACCACCACGTTCATAGGCGGCATGGCTACCACCACCGCCGACGCCACTACGGCTAGGCCGGCGGGATGCTGTAAAGCGCGCGCTGTTTCATCCTTGACAGATGATCTGTCAACGATGCTACAGTCGCGGATCAACAACAGAAATGCCCTGGCGGGTGCGGGAACACCCCCCAGGGCTTTGCTTGAGGAGCGGCACTCCACATGCGCATTCAGCGTACCCCGCAGGCTGGTTACTTCACCATCGTCCCCAACGCGACGGCACGTGATCACGGCCTGTCGTTCACGGCTCGGGGCATCCTGGCCTACCTCCTGTCTCTCCCGGCTGGTCGCTCCGAGACGGTCATCAGCCTGTCTGAGAAGTCGGTCGAGGGCCGCAAGGCTGTGTCCGCTGCGATGGCGGAGCTTGAGAAGCGCGGTTACCTGGCTCGCAAGCGCGTGCGCGGCGAGGCCGGGCAGATCACCACTGAGGTTGTCGTGTTCGACCTGCGCAACGGCGCATCTTCCCAGATCACGCCGAACGACACTCCAGTGCCGATCGGTGAGCCGGTCGCCGGTTCGTCGGTCGATAACCCCATAGAAGATCAGGTAGAAAACTCCCCCCTCCCTACCCCCGCAGCGGCGGCGCCGGTCGCCGAGCTGTCCCCGGAGGGGCGGGCGGGAGGTGAGATCTCTCGATCGGAAAACCTCCTCAACGAGGTGGCCCGGTCTGACCGCCGTCTGCACCTGTCCGCGAAGGACGTCCGGCGCCTGGCGCCGTTGGTCGAGGCCTGGTTCGAGCGGGGCGCGGACAAGCGCCTGATCTCCGAGACGCTGACTGTTGGCCTCCCGGAGCGCGTTCAGCACCCGGCCGGGCTGCTGAGGAAGCGCCTCGAAGAGAAGATGCCCACGGCGCCCCTCACGGCCCCTGCGGCTGCCGCTCCGACCGTCCGCCATGAGTGCGATGAGTGCGGTCTCCCCGTGGTCTCTGCGGGCCTCTGCAAGGCGTGTGTGGGGCAGTCCCCGGCGCCGTTCGTGCCCGGTTCCCGTTCGTGGCGTGACATGGCCCTTAGCTTCGGCGTGGGAGCCCTTCCCGTAGCCGCGTAGCGGTTCCACCCACCTCCGTCGACCAACCGCGGAACGCTTTACAGCGCTCCGCCGGCCTGCCGTGAGGGGGTGAGGATGCTTCTCGCCCCGCACGCCCCGGACAAGGCTGCACCTGGCACGTTCATGTGGGATCAGGCCGCCGCTGACAAGGTGGTCGCGTTCTTTGAGCGCGTCTTAGTCCACACCAAGGGCCGCTATGCGCGGACGCCGTTCCTCCTGGAGGACTGGCAGAAGGCGGATATCGTCGCGCCGATCTTCGGCACGCAGGCCTATGACTCGCAGTACGACGAGTACGTACGTCAGTACCGGGTTGCCTGGATCGAGCTTGCCCGCAAGAACGGTAAGTCGGAGCTGGCCTCCGGCTTCGCGCTGTATGGCCTGGTGGCCGATGGCGAAGAGTCCGCCGAGGTGTACTCCGTCGCGGCCGACCGCGACCAGGCTTCACTAGTTTTCGACGTGGCTAAGCGGATGGTCGAGCTTTCTCCCATCCTGTCTAAGCGGCTGACGATCGTTGCGTCTAAGAAGCGCATCATCGACCCGACCACGAACTCTTTCTATGCGGTGCTCCCCGGAGATGCTTCCGGCGCCCTCGGTACTAACCCCTCGATGGTGCTCTTTGACGAGGTGCTGACTCAAAAAGACCGGCACCTGTGGGACGCGATGAGACAAGGTTTCGGTACTCGTCGTCAACCAATCCTGATAGCCACCACGACGGCCGCGTACACGTCGGCCCGTTTCGCATTGGAGGAACACGAGTATGGAGAATCCCTCCTCGAAAACCCTGCTGCCGACCCTGCCCGGTTCGTGTACTTGCGAAATACACCGCGAGACTGGAACTGGCGAGACGAAGGCCAGCCTGCCGACCCCGAGCGGGGAATCCCCGCAACCGGATGGTATGCAGCTAACCCCGCCCTCGGTTCCTTCCTGAACATCAGCAACCTGCGAGCTGAGGCGACTGAAGCTGAGGCGAAGCCTAGTGCCGAGAACGCATTCCGCGTCTTCCGGCTGAACCAATGGACTTCGCAGGCGGAACGCTGGCTCGATATGCAGACCTGGGATCGCAACGGCAAGGAACCGGTCTTGCGGGAGCACTTGCTAGGCCGATGCTGCTATGCCGGTCTCGACCTGGCCAGCGTCTCCGACTTCACGGCCTGGGTTCTGCTCTTTCCGGGCTCGCCGGAGGACCCCGAAGCCGAGGGCTTCACCGTGCTGCCGCGTTTCTGGCTGCCGTCGAAGGCGCTTAAGGCCCGTGGCGTCCAGCGCACGACGCTTGAGTACTGGCGTGACATGGGCTGGCTGACGATTACCGATGGCGATGTCACTGACTACCGCGTGGTTAAGGAAGGCATTAGCCAGGACGCCGAAGACTTCTGTATTGACCTCTTCGGTTACGACCCGTGGAACGCGACCAACCTGGTTACGGAGCTTGAAGACGGCGGATTAGAGGGTGTTAAGGCCCCGCAGACTTCTGCGCGCATGACTGACCCATGCAAGTGGATGGAAACCCTCTTGGCTGAGGAAACCCTCCGGCATGGCGGTAATCCGATTCTCCGTTGGATGGCGGACAACGTCGAGGTCCAATACACGGCCGATGGCCTGTTTAAGCCGTCTAAATCCAAGTCCGGCGACAAGATCGACGGCATTAGCGCGCTCTTGAACGCGCTTTTCGTTGCTTTCACTGAGGATGATGCGGACGTGGGCTTTATCAGCCTCTCCGATGAATAGGGGGTGTGCTGATGCCGAAGCGTAACCGCACGGCGGAATGGGTTGCTTCGCTGATCGAGTCTGCCGGGGTCGGCGTGGTCGCCTACGGCGCGAGCCTCATCTACCTGCCCCTCGGGTTCCTGATCCTGGGCGTGCTGCTAGCCCTGTGGGGCTGGGCGCTGTCCCCGAAGGGGCAAGACGCGATGAGCAACGCGGAGCGGGGGCCTGAGTACCGGTGACCCTTCTTTCTCGGATCGAAAAGCGAACCGGGGGGCTCGGGTGGCTGTCGTCGCAACCTCCGGTTGACTGGGTTCGCAATGCGTTCCTAGCCAATGATCCCGTGTATTCGGGCAAGAGCGTCAATGAGCAGACAGCCATGCAGGTGTCGGCGGTCTACTACTGCGTTGGCCTCATCTGCGACGCTATCGCGTCCCTACCGATCGAGGTCTTCAAGGAATACCCGGACGGCACCACGGCCTTTGTTCGCACTCCGACGTGGCTGCGCAAGCCCAATTACCGCATGACCCCGTTTGACTTTTGGCAGCGGGTAGTCATGTCGCTTCTGGTGGCCGGTAACGCCTACATCTACACCCTCCGCAACGGAAACGGCGATGTGGTCGAGCTGTGGCCCATTCACCCGTCGTGGGTGTACCCGTTCCCGAAGCAGGGGAGCACGGATGTTCTCTACGACGTGAACGGCGTGGAGATGGATCAGACGGAGATTCTTCACATCCCCGCGCTGTCGATGCCCGGCTACCTCACAGGTCTTAGCCCGCTTGAGGCGGCCCGGCAAGCTATCGGCATCTCGATGGTGACGGAAGAGTTCGGCGCGAGGTTCTTCTCCCAGGGCGCTTACATGTCCGGCATCATCCAGCACCCCGGCAAGGCGACCAAGGAAGAGGCGTTGCGCCTCAAAGAGGATTTCGTCAAGAAGCATCAGGGAGTGGCCAACAGTCACGCGGTCGGCGTTCTGACTGGTGGTGCGTCCTGGCACCCGATCACCATCACGCCCGAGCAATCCCAGTTCCTTCAGACACGGAACTTCACTAAGGCGGACATCGCCCTGTTCTACCGGGTGCCCGCCTATCGCGTTGACCCGGCGGTTACGTCGTCCTGGGGCCGTGGCGTCGAAGAACAGAACTATTCCATGGCTCAGGACACGCTGATGCCGTGGGCGGCCCGTATCGAGCAAGCGATATCCACGTTCCTGCTTCCGGGTTTCCAGACGATGAAATTCAACATGGATGCTCGCCTTCGGGCGAAGCTTTCGGAGCGTTACCAGGCTCACGCGCTGGCCATTCAGAACGGCATGAAGTCGCCTGATGAGGTCCGCGCCGAGGAAGGCATGCCGCCGATTCCGAACGGTGACGGTGACAAGTGGTATCGCCCGGCGAACATCATCGGCATTGATGAGGATCTGCCGACCGTGGGCGACTGGAAGAAGATTCCCGCCCAGGTGGACGGGGGCGAGCTTTACAGCCCTCCGCCAGCCCCGGACCCAACGGCGCCAGCAGAGCCAGACGCAGACGACGAGAACGGGGGAAAGAAGTGACGTTGCTCGAACGTCGGTCGGTGGCGACGCAGTTCGACATCAGCAGCTCCGGGAGCGGCTTCCGCTTCACCGGCTACGCCGCGAAGTTCGCCACACGGTCACACGACCTCGGCGGGTTCGTGGAGACGATCCGTAGCGGCGCGTTCGGTCGCGCCATCCGTGAGGGCCAGGACGTAAGGGCGCTCATCAATCACGATCCGGCGTTCATCCTGGGGCGTACCGCGTCGGGGACGCTGAAGCTCGCCGAAGATTCGACCGGCCTCCACTACCAGGTGGACGCGCCGGACACCAGCTACGCGCGGGACCTGTCGGAGTCGATGCAGCGCGGCGACGTGACGCAAAGCTCGTTCGGCTTCCGCGTCCGTGAGGACGACTGGCAGCGCGAGGGACGGGGCCGACTGCGGACCCTGATCGACGTTGACCTACTCGATGTCTCGCCGGTCACGTACCCGGCGTACGAGGACACCGAATCGGGGGTCACCGCGGCGCGTGCTTTACAGCTCGCGGCCGGCGCGCACGGCTGGGACCTGTCTGACGAGCTGCACGTCTGGGACATGACGGGTTCGTGGAACCCGCTGCCACCGGAAGACAACGACGTACTTCGGACCGCGCTGCGCGCGATTCGGCTTAGGGGCCGTGCCTTCTAGGCCAGCTCCAAACACACACAGAGGCTCACCCCTGACGGGTGGGCCTCTTTCGTTTGGCCGCTTCGGGCGGCCCCTTGGGGGAGGTATCCACTTTGACTAACTACGGGGCACAGGCGGAAGCCCTACTGACTCAGCGTGCGCAGATCTGGGAGCAGCGCAAGGCGCTGACCGACGCGCTGACCGGCGAGCCGACTGCGGAGCAGCGGAGCCAGCTCGACCAGATGGACACGGACCTGACCCGGCTCGGCGCGGAGGCCCGCTCCATCGTGGAGGAGGGCGAGCGGGAGCGGGACGCGGCGGAGCTGCGTCAGCGCGCTATCGCTCTGGGCGCGAAGCCGGGAGTTTTTACCGGCGACCAGCAGCCGCAGGGCCAGAGCGGTCCGTCCCTGTCCGACGAGATTCGGGCGCTGAACTTCGGCGAGTCCATCACGATCGGCTCTGACCTCTACATGAAGCCGGGCCAGGAGGCCCGCGCCGCGCTGGCTGCGGCTGAAACCCGTGTCGCGACCACTGGCGTGAGCGCGAATGCCGGTGCGACCATCCCGACGACTTTCGTCGCGCGAGTCCTGGAGTACATGCTCCCGAACATCGGCGTCTGGCAGGCCCAGCCGACGATCATCACCACGGCGTCGGGCAATCCCATGACCTTCCCGCGCCTGACCGGTCGGCCGACCGTTGCGCCGGTCGCCGAGAACACCACTTTCCCGACTTCCGACGCGGCGTTCAATCAGTTCACGCTGAATGCCAAGAAGTACGGTGTCATCGTCCAGGTGAGCAAGGAAATGGTGGAGGACAGCGGTATTGATATCGCTGGCTTCATCGCTCAGCAGGCGGGCATCATGGCGGGCCGTCAGGTCGCGCATGACCTTCTGGTCGGCTCGGGTTCCGGCGGCACTCCGACCGGCATTCTGACCGCCGCTGTCGCGGCCAACGTCGGCACGACCATGGGTACCATCGGCGCCATTTCCGGTGACGACGTGATCAACCTGTATTACAGCGTGATCGACGCCTACCGGGGCGGCGCGAAGTTCATGATGGCGGATGCCACCGTGGGCAAGTTGCGCGGCGTCAAGGACAACTATGGTCAGTACCTTTGGCAGCCTGGACTGACTTCCGGCGCGCCCGACCTGCTTCTCGGGAAGCCCGTCGTGACCGACATCAACATGCCGACCGTGGGGACCGGGAACAACTGCGTGTTGTTCGGAGACTTCTCTACGTACTACGTGCGTCAGGTCAACGGTGTTTCCGTTGAGAAGTCCTTCGAGTACGGCTGGGGTTCCGACCTGATCTCGTACAAGGTGACTTGGCGTGGTGACGGCAACCTGGCCGACACGACCGGTTCGCTGAAGACGCTCGTCGGCAAGTAAGCCGACTGGTTAAGGAAGGGGCAGGCTCTTATGCCTGCCCCTTTTCTCATGCCCGGAGGGGGGTTGAGTGAGGCTTATACGCGGTTACGCGGGCGTGCTTACGACCACGTTCATGACGGATGAGACTCCGATTGAAGCCGGAGCGGTTACGGTTACCGTCACCAATGCGGCCGGGGCAACCGTTGCCACTGGCGCGGCTAGCGAGCCGTCAACCGGCGTCTACACATTCGCGTTAAGCCCGCAGACGGCGCTAGGGCCACTAACGGTTACGTGGGCTGGTGCGACGCTTAGCCAGACGACTACCGCCGAAGTGGTCGGCGGAGTGCTGTTCGCGCTGCCTGACCTGCGAGCATCTGATCCCGCGTTCGCCAACACGACTAAGTTCCCAACCGCCGCGCTAGCGGCTGCGAGGGATGCGGTTACGGATGAGTTCGCGCGCATCTGCGGGCGTTCCTTTATCCCGCGCGGTAACGCCTATACGACCTACCTGGATAACACGGGGAATGTTCTCCTACCGGATGCCGACCTATACAAGGTGGTTACCGCGACGGTTGACGGCGTAAGCCAAACCGGCTTAACCGTCGACCCTATCGGCCTGGTTACCGGTCTTCCCACCTTGCAGGCGATGACGCTGCAAGAGCTGTGGGACGGCTCGATAGGTTCTGGGGCTCCAGGCCCCGGCCTAACCGTCATCTCCTATGAGTACGGCTGGCCAACCGTCCCTAACGACCTTTACCGCGCGGCTATCCAGCGCGGGCGGTTCATCCTCGCGGCTATCGCATCGGGCATCCCCGATCGCGCAACGTCTTTCGTTGCAACCGAGGGCGGATCGTTCACGCTCGCCACACCGGGCAGCGGCGTATGGCAGACCGGCATTCCGGACGTTGACGCGGTGCTAGCTCGATACACCATCGCGCCTAAGGGCGTGGTCGTGGCATGAGCACTAACGCACTCGTCGTCAAGGCGGCGATCCAGACCGCTTTACAGCAGTCGGCCGGCCTGACAGACATCCCGGTTGTCTGGGGACCAGACCCGAGGTATCAGCCTGCGCAATGGGTGTTGCTCGGTCAAATCCACTGGGATCACGAGCGGTGGGCGACGAACCGAACCAGGGAAGAGACGTTCACACTCGACATCATCTGTGAGGTCATGCTCACAGCGGCATCCGCGTTCGACGCGGAAACACAGGCCGCACAGCTTTCCGGGGTCATTGAAGACATCTGCAAGGGCTCCCCCGGATTCGGCCTGCCCGGCGTCGTTACCTCTCTCTACAGCCCTGGGCGCCTGCTCTCTTTTCCCGCTGATGACCGGTGGGTCGGCCAAGTGCACGCCGAATTGAAGGTCACAGCACGCACCTAACGGGGGTTTCTTTTGTCTCAGAGCATTGTCTACACGGGTCCACTCGCGGCGGTTGAGACGCCGGACGGGACCGTATTCACCAAGGGCGTTCCGGTCACGGTTACCGCCGAGCTGGCGGCGGCGCTGCTGCTTCAGTCCTTCGCGGAGGTGACATCCAACGGCGACGTTGGCGCCCTGCCGACTGCCCCATCTGTGGCTCCGGCCATCGCTGCGGCTTTGGCATCGCCTGTCCCTCAGGCCGCGCCGGTTCCCGACGTGACGGCCACACCCACGGACACGGGCGTTCCGGCCACGTCCCCGCAGCCGGCCGCGAGCTTTACAGCGGCCCCCGCGGTTGATGCGGCTCCCGCTCCGGCTCCTGCCCCGACCGACCCCGCTCCGGCTCCGGCCCCGACGGTTCTTGCCCCGGTTAGCGGGGTGACCAACTAATGACCGTCTACACCGTTCACGATTCCTATCTGGGGATGAAGGACGAGACCGCATACGCGACGGCCGTCGCTCCGGCCCGGTTCTTCGAGTTCGAGAACGAGTCCATCTCTGGCAAGTACGCGCGCATCGACGCCAAGGGCGTGCGCGCGGGTAACCGCGTGCTCCGCACTGATCGGTGGGCGCCAAACTTCAAGGGCGCGGACGGCACCCTCAAGCTCGAAGTGCAGGACAGCAATTTCGGGCTGCTGTTCAAGCACGCGCTAGGCGTCGTCGCTACTGGCACGCCCACGGGCGGGTTCACCCCGTACACCTTCACTCTCGGCCCCCTGGTGGGCCTGTCGTCTACGTGGCAGGTCGGCCGGTTCAGCACCGATGGTTCTCTGACGCCGTTCACCTACTCCGGCGGCAAGATCCACAACTGGGAACTGTCCAGCGCTGTTGACGGCGTGCTCGGCATGACCTTGGGCCTGGACTTCGCTACCGAGACGATCGGCGCCGGTACCGGCGCGTATGCGATGTCGACTCCGACCTACCCGAGCGGTTCGCAGCTCTTTACCTACATCGGCGGCACGGCCACCGTGGCGGGTACCTCGTTTGCGGTCCATGACGTCACGGTCAAGGGTGACAACAAGCTCAAGGTGGATCGCTTCTTCATGCAGAACAACGGGCAGAAGAAGGAACCGATTGAGCAAGAAATGCGGCTCATCAACTGGGAGCTGAAGGGCGAGTTTGACGGCCTCACTCAGTTCAACCGCGTCGCTTCTCTGACGGCCGCTGGCGCTACGGCGGCCGTCGTCATGAACTGGGCGACTCCTCAGGGCGGCGCCCTTCAGGTGACGATCCCGAACGCCCGTTTCGACGCTGGCGCGCCGCACGTGGACGGGGCGAAGATCCCCGAGATTGCGTTCACGGGCTTGGCCCTTGACGACGGCACCCTGCCGCCGATCTCGATCGTCTACACCACCAAGGACGCGGCTCCCTAATGCCGTACCAGCCGGGCCAGGGTCGGGGGAAACAGTTCACCTCGGGCTATGCGAATGACTTCTCACAGAAGATCCAAGTTGAGGGGTTGTACGAGTTTCTTCGCTCGGTCAAGGAGACGGCTCCCCAGGTCGTTGGGGAAGTGGCCACCACGAACAAGATGGCTGCCGACATCGTGAAGGACGCGGCCAAGTCGAAGGCATCGGGGCTCGGCGGCGTTGCCAACAAGGCGGCCGGGAGCCTGGCCACGTCGAAAGCGACCCGTCAGGCCACTGTGCGCCTCGGTAGAGGAATGCCGTTCGCCTTCGGCGCTGAGTTCGGCGCCTTGAGGTATCGGCAGTTCGAGCCCTGGCGCGGCAATCAATGGGTCGCCGGTTCCGGCCCGGCGGATGGCGTCGGCTACTTCCTGAACCCTGCCGTTCGCGAGCAGCGAGCGAAGGTCGAAGCGGTTTACATGGCAAACATCATGCGCCTCATGCGCGAAGCCGGGTTCCGTATCTCGGACCTGGGCGAGTAGTTCCGCGGTTCGCTTTACAGCGCCCCGCCGGCCGAGTGCTGGCGGGGCTTTCTACTTCCTAAGGAGACCCCCTATGTCTGAAGTTCTGCACCTCGACCCCGAAGACCTGTCGATTGGCGACCTGGAGGATTTCGAGGAGATCACCGGCCAGTCGCTCACGGAGGCGCTGAAGTCCCGTCCGGTCCTGGACGCGGAGGGCAAGCGGCAGTTTGACGAGAAGGGCCGTCCACTGTCGGAAACCCACCTCACGGCGAAGGTCATCAAGGCCCTGGTCTATGTGACCAAGCGCCGGGAGGATCCGGCTTTCACGCTCGAAGACGCGCGGCACGTCCGGCTCTCTGAGCTGAAGTTCGCCGAGAGCGACCCGGAGGGAAACGGCTAAGGCTGGAACGGCTGAAGGAATGGGCATTGCTCGCCCGTTTCTTCGGCTGGACACCAGCCGAGATCAGGCAACTAACGCTATCCGAGTACCGCATGTTCTATGGGTACGCGGAAGCGCTACGGGATTCGGGGGGATAAACCGTGGCGGCTGGTGAGCGGATTCTCCGCGTAATCATCGCGGGTGACGCGCTGGGCGCCGTGAGCGCCCTTGACGAGTTGTCCCACGGCCTTGAGCGGGCGCACTCGTCGGCCGATTCACACGGCGGCGGCATCATCTCTTCGCTCGGCGGTATCGCCAAGGGCGTCGGGCTGTTTGCTGTCGGTGCCGCTGCGGTGGCCGGTGGCGTAGCAGCAGAGATTTTCAAGGTCGGTTCTGGCTATGAGCAGCAGCTCAACCAGATCAAGGCTTTCACGCACTCCACTACCGATCAGATGACGGCACTGGAGAACAAGCTTTACGCGATGTCTCCGGAGTTCGCGAAGATGGGCCAGACCTCGGAGAACGCCGCTGAGGCCCTTAACGCGATGACCAAGGCTGGTATGTCGCTGAACGATGCGATGGGCGCTCTCACGTCCGTCATGGCCCTGGCGAAGGCCGGTAACACGGACTACAACGAAGCAGCGTCGGAAACCGTGACGATGCTGAATACCTTCGGGCTGAAGGCGGACCAGGCGTCGCACGTGGCCGACGTTCTGACGAATGCCACCCACACGTCAACGTCGTCCCTTCAGGACATCTCGAACGCCATGAGCTACACCGCTCAGGCGGCCCACGACTTCGGCGCAAGCATCGACACCACGGCCGCCTTGATGGCGGAGCTGTCGAATGCCGGTGTCTCCGCGTCTAGCGCGGGTACCGCCGTGCGGAACATGTTCCAGCGGCTTTCCGACCCGACTAAGAAGGCGGCGGCGGAGCTTGAGGATGCGGGCATTAAGGTCTGGGACCTTCACGGGAAGATGCTTCCGCTTCCTGCTCTGTTCCAGGAGTTCCACGACAAGTGGGGCAAGGCCATTGACGCGAACCAGCTTGAGAAGATCGCGCCAGCCCTGAAGGACATTTTTGGCGCCCGTGGCATGGAGTCGGCGCTAGTCGCCATCAAGCAGGGCGGCCCGGGGCTTCAGCACTACATCGATTTGATGGGCCGGAACCAGGAGGCAACGGCGATTGCCGATGCCAAGTCTCAGGGCCTCTCGGGCACGTTCAAGCGGCTGAGCGCCACCATGGAGTCAGCGGCGCAGCACCTCTATATGCAGGTAGCCCCGAAGCTGGCGAACTTCCTGAACCCGTTCGTGGATGCCCTACCGGGCTATCTGTCGAAGGCTGCGAAGTACGGCCAAGAGATCTGGACTGCGCTGACCGATCCGGGTAAGGCCGCGAAGGGGCCGAACGGTGGAAGTGGTTTCACGAAGGGCCTTGTTGAGGTTGGCAAGGTCGTTCATAACGACGTGCTTCCGGCACTCGGCGAGATAGCCAGCTTTGTGAAGAGGGATGTTGTTCCGGTGGTCGAGCAATTCGGCCGGATGTTCGTCACTCAGATCGTGCCGTTTGTTGCCCGCGTCGCGGCAGACATCGCCCACCTGCTACTGCCGATCATCAAGGATATCGGCCGGTTTATCAAGACTGATGTGCTCCCCTCGCTGAAGCAGTGGGGCGAGTTCATATCGGCCGTGGTCATTCCAAAGATGGAAGTGCTCTGGACTAAGGTTCAGCCAATCCTTCAGACGCTTGCCGACTTTATCGAGAAGAAGATCATTCCACTTCTCGACTGGGCTTGGAAGAACGGGATACAGCCGATCCTGAAGGATCTGGAACCGCTGATCTCGGACGTCCTTGACGCGCTGGCCGGGCTCTATGGCTTCTTGGCGCCGGTCGTTAAGTGGATTGTTGATGTCTTTGGCGGTCCCTTAGTTGACGCGGTTAAGGGATTCCTGTCCGGCGTGTTCATCGCCGTTGAGGGCGTGATCGAGTTCCTGCGCGGCCTTATCGGGTTCCTGAAGGGCGTTTTTACCGGCGACTGGGGCAAGGCCTGGGACGGCATCTGCAAGATGGTCGCGGGCGCCTGGGACTTTATCTACGGCCTCCTGAAGGCGATTATCTTCGGCAAGATAGTGAAGCTATTCGTCGAAGGCGGAAAGCTTCTTATGGATGCCGCCGAAGCGCCGTTCAAGTGGATAGCCGCACGGGCCACCTCGTTCGGATCTGACATTGTGGAAGTCTTCTCGACGTTGAAGGAGATGGCCGGGGCGATCTGGAAGACGCTTTGGGAAAACGCGAAGTTGCTTCTTTCTGACGCCATGAAGTCAATGGGTGACAATGTCGTTCGACTCGGCGCGGATATCCTAAAGTGGTTCCAGGATTTGCCGGACGTGCTGGGTCGGCTTCTCTCCAGCGCCGGGCAGTGGCTTGTCGACACCGGCACGAAGCTCCTTACCGGGCTGAAGAACGGCATCCTTTCCGGCGTGAAGGCTGTCTATTCGTGGTTCACCACGGATTTGCCAAACGGTGTGAAGGGCGTCCTTTCGGACGTCGGTTCGTGGCTTGAGGACGCCGGTTTGAACATGATGAAGGGATTCATCAAGGGCGTTGAAGACATGGCGGGGCAGGTCAAGGATTCCGCCGTCGGCGTCGTCAAGGACGCCTATAACGGGGTCAAGAACTTCCTTGGCATCAACAGCCCTTCGCGTCTCTACATGGGCCTTGGCCACGGCACGGGCGAGGGCTTCATCAATGGCGTTGTGGCGAAGACTCAGGCAGTTCATGACGCCGTGGTGGGCATGGTCACTGTGCCGGCCAACCGCTTTACAGCGGCCTTCCGTCAGCAACAGCAGACCGCTTCGACAGCGGCGGCTACGGCCGCCCGGTCGGCTGGCCAGGTCTGGGCAACTGCGGGAGCGGTCGGCCCCGCGCCGGCCGGAGGCTTTACAGTGCCCGTCACTATCAATGTCGCCGGTTCCATCCAGGCAGAGCGGGACTTTGCCCGCACGATGTCTCAGGCCATCCGAGACGAGATCAGGCAGATCGGCCGCCGTAATGGCGGCAAGACAGGCCTTACGGGGGCCTTCTAGCAACGGGGGGAGGTTGGGGCTCCGCGCTATGCGCGGGGCCCCTTCTGCATGTCTACAACTCTTGGCGTTCATATTGGCTGGGATGCGAACCTCGCAGACCAGTATGTGAAGTACTCCGACGTGTCCGGCTACGTGACGCAGGTGGATACGCAGCGGGGCCGCTCGACCGAGCTGGACGACATCCAGACCGGTACCGCCTCGATCGTGCTCGACAACTCGGACGGCCGGTTTACCCCGGGCCGGGCCTACGGCAAGGAACTGCTTCCGGACAACGTCCGGACTTCGACCGGATGGAACAGCAACACCACAGGGTTCACGGCGGGGACGAACACGACCCTGAGTTCGGCCACCGCGCACACGCTGAATTGGTCGGCCAGCCTCAAGGCCGTTGTGTCCGCAGGCGTAGCGGGCAACCGCATCGTCAGGACTTCGGCGGTCCCGGTGACTCCGGGACTCCAGTACCGGGCTGCGGTGATGTCGATGGCGCTCTCGGGAGCGCTTCAGGCTCAGGCTGCAATCCGGTTCTACGACTCTTCCGGGAATGACCTCGGCAACGGCACCGACTACGACACGACATGGAAGCAGTACGCCGATGTAGTCCGGGCGTCGATGCCGGTGGCCTACCACCGGATGAACGACGCCGGAGGCAACTCGTGTGCCCCGACTGCGGGGCGAGACCCGATGGTCACCTACAACGTGACGGCTGGCACCGCTGGCTCGTCGTGGGCGGCGGGCGGTACCGCTTCGGCAGGCGTGTTCAACGGGACCAGTTCCATCGCGGAGGCTTGCGGTATCCCGCTGGCCACTGTGGTGAACAACGCCGCGTCGGCTGGGACGTCTTCTGTCGAGCTGTGGTTCAACACCACCACCCCGGGCGGACTTCTGTCCGATGCTCCCTCGGCGCTGGTATCTCGTGGTTACCCCAGCCCCGTTCAGTACACAATCAGCAGCGCGGGCGCCCCAGTGACCGGCGGTGCGCTGAAGCCGCTGGTTCACATCGGCACGGACGGCTACCTGTACTGCCAGGGCACCGTCAAGAGCACGTTTCCCGTCAATGACGGCCTGTGGCATCACCTGGTGCTCGCCGGTAGCACCTTCTACCTCGACGGCGTCCAGTTCGGCACCGGTTCGGGTAGCGCTTCGCGCCCGGTCCTGGGCTACGCGGATTTCACGGCCTCCGGCACCTGGACGGCTCAGCCGAGTACGGGCTGGTTCAACGGCAGCATGGCGGACGTGGCGCTGTACCGCCACGCGCTGACGGCTCAGGCCGTCGCAGATCACTACCGGCATGGGGTTGCTGCGCTGCGCCCCGTGCGTTCCACGGGCAGCACGTACCCGCTTCCGTGGGGGCTCCTCACCAGTGGCGTTACGGCGCCGGCGAATGCCTTTACAGCGGCCGTCGAAGTCGTCTCGGCCAACGCGGGAACCTTCTACTTCGACTCGTTCTCTCTGCGGCAGGTGTCACCGTTCTACGGCCGTATCCGGCCGCGTCGGCGGGTCCGCGTGTTCGCTACGACCGGCCAGAACCTCATGCCTCCGGGCCTGAACCTCGGCTATCAGACGTACAGCGGCATCCCCGCCGGGGTGGATGACAACGAAACCGGGACGTGGATTCTCGCGAGCGGAACGAACCTGGGGTTCGACCCATCGACCGGCGTGACAACGTATTCCGCTAACTCGAACACCGTGTCGGGGCTCTCGCTCTATGGGCCGTCAGGGAACGGGATTTCGGTCCCGTGGATGTTGCTGCCGGGGAACACCTACACGTTCAAGGCGCAAGTTGCATGCTGGCGGTTTGCCACGAACAGCACAGGCGTAACCATAGGCATTAACACGACCGTGAACTCTCAGCCGGGTTCTTCTACGTACTTCAACGGGTCAGTTCCGGTCCAGTCGATTGCGAAGGGGGATGTTTCCTGGAAGACGGTTTCGTGGACGTTCACCATCCCGACGACATACACGCAGCCCGAGTTTCTTCTCACGGTTACCACTTCCGAAACCGTGTCGTCGGGCACCTATGCGTGGCAGTGTGCGCTGAGGAACCTTCAACTGATCGATGTCACTAACGGTCAGACCATCCCGGCCTATCAGGCTGGCGATGCGACCATGCCGGTTTTCGTCGGCGTCGCGGACAAGTGGGAATCCACCACGGAGTATGAGGGCGTGGCGCAGGTTCAACTGTCGTGCTCTGACATGATGCGGGCTCTCGGCGAGTCTCAGATGTCTAGTGCGCCTGCGTCGTTGGGGTTCCGGCCCGACTGGAACTGTCTCGGCTCTTGGGACCTCAGCCAACAGCTAGACACCATTGGCGACGTGGCGAACTTCGCTCCGAATCAGCTCATGGGCACGGCCTTGCTCTATACGGCTAATACGGCCGAAGTGAACAACATGTTCATCAGCGAGAACCCGAACGTGAGTCTTGCGGGGCGCTACTTGCCAAACGGCAACGGCGGCATCAACTTCCAAACAGGGCTTGCCCAATACTTGCTTTCCTTCGGGAAGCTTGCGGCAAAGGGTTCGGTTGAGTTCTGGTTCCGGCCTTACAGCAACTCGGGGACTGCCGACACTTGGACCGGCGGCGACAACCTGATGTGTGGGTCCGGGCCGTTCCTGAGCATGTACTACAACGGCAGCATCGGCCAGGTTTCATGCGGCTGGAACGGCCGCAAGGCATCCTCGGCGCTGGTCTCGGGCTCGAACCCGCAAAACCAGATGTTGCGCGGCGGGCACGTCGCCATAGAGGTCACCACCTCGGGCGGCGCGTCGCCTACGGCTACGGTGAAAGTCTTCTACAACGGGACATTGGTCGTCACGTCTAGCGGCGAGTCGTTCGGCCCGGTTGCCGAGCAGTACAACGGCCAGTATTCGGCGTTCTCCATCGGGGGTGACCGCAACTTTACCGACCCGATAACGTCGGTTTCGCTGGCGCAGTTCTGCGGCGAGATCTACGCACCGGCCATGTACGGGAATACCGGCATGGATTGGGCAACCAGGGTCAACCTGTTCTCTGTCTCGGTCGGCAATGCCGTCAATACTCCGGTGAACAACGGCAGCGTCATCACCGCGACGCAAACCCAACTGCCTTGGATCGTCGCGGCCTCGGGCATGCCTCTTCCGATCACTACCGGTTCCGCGTCTTCGCCCGCCGATGTGCCGGTCTTCAGCGGCGGTACCGGGCTTGACGCGTTCAAGGCGCAGGCCGCACAGACCATGGGCATGGTCGTGTTCAACCGGTACGGCGCTCTAGCGATTCAAGACAGTTCGTTCCGGCAGTCCGGGAACGACGTGTATTCGTTCGACTGTACTGGGGCCACCGGGCCGGATAGCGCAATGCTGTACGTGAACGACATCGACCGGACTTGGACCTCTGTTCAGCTCAATGGCGATAACGGATCGACCACATGGAACTCTTTCGCCGGGTGGTCTCAGTACGGATGGCACCAGCAAGCGCAGAACGTTCAGAACGTAACTGCCGCGACCGGCGGCTACGCGTGGGGCTTCCTGGCGAACTATCTGCAACCCACTGCGCGTATCGACTCGGCATCGTTCACCGTGAACAACAACGCTTTGGCCGCTACGGCGCTTCTGGTGGATATCGGTTCGCATGTTCAGTTCCTAGACCTCCCCGACAACGCTCCGGGTGACGGCCCCTATGGGGCGTACATGTGTTGGGTGGAGTCGGTGAAGGTTTCGGCGCAAGCCCAGGGCGGCGTGATTGTGCCAACGGTTCAGGTCACGCTCTCCCCGGACTTCACCTATGTACCAATCATGTAAGGGGGGGCCTTGTCTTACGAGGGGCTGATATCGACTGCGGCGCTTATCGCGGGCGGTCTTGGCATTGGCTCGGGCGCACGGGCCCGTGTGAAGGCCGCTGCGCAGGTCGCGACCACTGAAGTGTGGCGCGAGGAGGCGGAGGCGCAGAAGGCGCGTGGTGACCGCCTTGAGGCGGCTGTGCATGAGCTGACGGCGGAGGTCACTTCGCTGCGCGGCGAGATCCGGCGTCTGACCGGCGTGCTTCGGAAGATCGCTCCGGAGCTGATTACTGACAACGGGGGGTTTGATGACGACGACTGAGACTGTTCTCAACGTCGCTAGGGGGCAGGTCGGCACGGTCGAGAATTCGGCCGGCGACACGCTTTACAGCGACTGGTACGGGGACCCGGACGGCTCTTGGTGCGACATGTTCGTGTCATGGGTGGGTGCTACCGCCGGAGCGGCTGACATCATCGGCCGCTTCGCGTGGACCCCGTCTCACGTCGAGTGGTTCAAGGGCCGGGGCCAGTGGGGCAAGACGCCGAAGGTCGGCGCGATCGTGTTCTTCGACTGGAACCGCGACGGGGAGGCCGATCACGTCGGCATCGTGGAGACGGTCAACCCGAACGGCTCCATCGGCACGATCGAGGGCAACTCCACGAATCCTTCGGGAGGCAGGTTCGGGGTGTTCCGCCACACGGAGTGGCCCGGTGACGTCCTGGGCTACGGCTACCCGGCATATGACGCCGTGGGCAACGTGACCGCTGGGGCTCCGAAGACGTACAAGGTCCGCAAGGGCGATACCTTGTTCGGCATCGCGGCCGTCCTGGGCGTGTCCCTGTCGGCTCTGCTGGCGGCAAACCCTGGCCCGGCGGCCCACCCGACCACGCTTCAGCCGGGCACCGTGCTTCAGGTCCCGCAGGCTACGGCCCCGGTCACTCCGGGACCGACTGTAAAGCCTCCGGCCAAGCCGACTACGCCGAAGCCTCCGGCTCCCGTGAGCAAGCCTCCGGCTCCGCCGACCAGCCCCGCTCACACGCGGGTGCTGTCCTACGGCATGTCTGGTGACGACGTGCGGCACCTTCAGCAGTGCCTAGCCGATCGGGGATACCGGCAGCCGGTCACCGGCTGGTTCGGCCCAATCACGTCCGCGAACGTGCATTACTTCCTCAGCCTTCGGTCGTGGCTGTGGAACACGGGCGGCCCGGACTTGACTGCCGGGCCGCTGACTCAGGCCGCAGTCTGCAAGTTCTAACCCGAGGGGGAATCTGATGAACCTGTCTCTGTTCAAGTTCAAGGCCGCAACTGAGCCGGTCTGGGTAGTTCAGGGCCTCTCGGCCCTGGTGTCGATCGGTTCCGCTGTCGCGGGTGGGGATGACTGGCGGTCCTACATTCCCGCTCTGCTCACTGCGGCGTCGGCGCCGCTTCTGCGGTCTCGGGTCGTGCCGATCCAGAAGGCGGCCGACCTGGTGAATGTCGCGCTTCACACTCCGGCGCCGGGCGGCGGCCCGGTCATCGTGGAGGACGTGAAGGCCACCGTGAAGGACGCCGAGAAGACCATCCAGGACGTCATGGCGACTGCGCGCACGTCCGGCCTGACGGCTTCGACTCCGTCAGGCCCGGTTGTGCTGCCTCCGCAGAGCTAACCGCGGAGCGCTTTACAGCGCTCGGCCGGCTTGCAACGGGAAACCCCCGGCCCTTCGGGGCCGGGGGCTCTTTGTGTTTCATGCTTGACACGTTCTCTGTCAAGGATGCTACAGTTGCGGACGTTCCCGCAGGTCAAACGTAAGGAGGCAGTTGTGGCTAGGGCGTCAGATGCTCAGGTCCGGGCGTGGGCTCAAGCTCAGTTGGACCGTCTTGGCCCTCCGTCTCCGGAGTCGGTGCGCCGTACACAGGAACTTTGGTCCGCGATGGGACGACCCGGCCGGGGTCGTAGTTCGCACCGCGACTCTTCGCAGGCTTGATCAGGATGGTGGGGAACTGAGAGGCGATCAGCGATCGCCTCTCTTCCATTTCCAGGTCTTCCCACGGCTTGCCCCCGAGGTAGGTTGCCGTCTCTTCGCGCAGGTCTTCCGCGCGCAGCCGGTCAAGCTCGTCCATGGCTTCCGCCTTGCGCGCCTGGAGCGGCGCCAGAGCGGCCGAGATGAACTCAGCGGGGAGTTCCCCGGCGCCGAACTGCGCCCCGAGGGCGGCGATCTCCGCTGATGCCTGCTCTAGCCGCTGCTGGGCGGCGCTGATGAGCCCGGCGTGATCAACGCTCTCAACCGGCCGGTTTATGTGTTGCAGCCGGAACAGCTCGATTACGTACCGGTCCGTCTCAGGGCCGTTGATGTTCACCCGGCCACAAGAGCGCCGAGACGCGCCCGGCGCCGGGCACTTGTACGTGAAGCTGCCTTTGTGGGCGTTGCCGTACAGCGTGCCGAAGCAGAGGCCGCACTGAAGAATCCCTGACAGCAGATACTTTTTTGTGCCCCGCGCGCCGGTACTGCGCCACACGTTGCGGCCACTCTGAGGCGCCAGCGCCTCAACCACCTTGCGGTGTTCCTCGGGGGTGAGGATCGGCTTCCACTGGCCTCGTACCCGCTGCCCATCGGCGTCGTGAAGGGGCTTCCCGCGAAGGTTCCTGAACCCGGCTAGCCGCTCGTTCAACAGGGTGGCTTTGGCCGTGGAGTAGACCCACGGGTTGCCCTGTACGGTCTTGAACCCGGCCTCGTTCCACTCGGTCACGATCTGCCACACTGACGCGCCTTTGATGACCTTCTCGGCGGCGTCCTTGATCAGCCCGGCCTCAAACGGGTCCAGGTCGATCCTGTTGGCCGCCCATCCGGCGCTTCGCCACCCGCCTACCGCCTGGCCTTCCATGGCCTGTTCGAGGTGCTTCCGCCTGACGCGACGGGCCGTGTCCATGCTGGCTTTGTTGGCGAATGCCACCATGACGCGGGCCATGGTGATGCCGTCCGGGGTCATCAAATTGATGTCGCCTTGGACTGTGGCGAACACAAGATCGGGGTTCGTGGTGAAGATATCCAAAGCCCGTTCAAGGTCTTTTGGCTGCCGGGCGAACCGGTCTAGGTCGTAGACGATGACGCCACCTATGACCCCGGCCTCAAGGTCGTTCATCATGCGTTCCCACTCGGGGCGCCGTACGCCGCGCTTGAAAGCGGATACGTCGTTGTCTATGTAGCGGTGGGCCTCGCTGACGGGCCAGTCGCGCAGGGCGGCCACGGTGTCACAGTCTGCGATCTGGCGCTTTACGCCCTTGGCCTGCTCCTCCCAGTCGTCGGACATGCGGGCGTACTCGCCTACGGGCTTGATCGGTTTCACATGGTGCATGCTAGCTCCCTGACCAGGGACTCTAGATAGTGGGTAACGTCTTCAATGCAACCATTGAAGGTGTTAGCCACCATCTCTGACGTGGCAGACGGTAGCAGGGTGCCCACGCCCCGAGCAACGCGATGCTTTACAGCTCGTGGCCGGCGCTCACGCCCGCCTCACACTCTCTTTGCTGATCCTTTGCAGTGGGACCGGAAGGTCACCTCCGGTTGAGGGATGCGCCCGTTACTGGACGGGCGGTCTAGCTACGCCATCGGGTCACTGACCTGCGGAAATGTCCTACGCTAGGGCTGATTACTCACTTGCTACAGAGTGTAACAATTTACCTGTGTAAACCTCAGGGCATTGTTTTGTGTGTCAACCATTTGCCCCTTGACCTGCGGCGGGGGGTTTGGTCAGGCGCGGCGCCCTGGCTTGTCAATGATGCGCAGGTGACCCTAAAGTGGAATCGCCACCAGGGAACAAGTCGTAGATGGGAATTCGGAAATGGCAGGCGGAGGCGCACGGGTCATCCCCGTGACTAATAAGGAGGTCGCCGCCCTCCTGTCGGCCGGTCACACGGCGGATGAGCTTGCCGAGCGGTGGAACGTCGGGGGTCAGGCGGTTCGCCGGGCCGGACGTGCCGGGGGCTGGTCTCCAGGGCACACCACGCAGGCGAAGGTTCCTTGGCTTGGCTTGGGTCCGGCGTCTCACTCTCCGGCGGCTCGCGGCCTCCGGGCGCACGCCCGGGTTAAGGAAGGTCAGAGGCTGACCCCCGCCAACCAGACGACGTACGACAACTGGAAAAAGAAGATGGACGCTGAGGGCTTGGTGGTCATGCGTGACCCGAAGGTCGGCCCTAACGAAGCTTCGCCCTCGGCGGGCATCCTGTACTACGCAAAGCGTAGGCCGGATACGCCAGACGATGAGTATTTTCAGTACCCCATCGAGACCCCTGCGTAATCAGGCAAGCAACAGCACGAAGTGACCGACCGGTAACAAACTGGCCGGGCGTCCACCCCAGGTGGGCGCCCTATTTTTTTGTTGCGGACACCGTTGTTTTGTCTCCAGTGAGTCCCTAGTCTGGGGCTCCCCGCTTCGCCTCTACATCGTTGCAAAGCGTCAGTTGGGGTTAGTAGGGTGTGCTATGGGGTCGAACAGGGGTTCGAAGAACGGAGCCAGAGATTAAGACGATGACGGCGGAGGCTCCGGCCTCCGCAGAAGACGAGGCGGACCAAGGGTGTGGAGTCTGCGGGGAAGGTCCCTACGTCGAATGGGGGGCGTTCGTGGGGGAGTACACAGTAGATACGGGCTCTGAGATTCAGGGTTGGATGTGGCAGTACGAAGCCGGAAAGATGGTATTCCTGGCTGACGCGCAAGGCGACGAGGATGCGACTCTTAGCGAGGACTGTTTCATCCTTGACACGGTTCGCCGAGTGCCCTACTGTGGTGGCTGTGCCGATGAACTGAGATCGGACCAAGGGCTACCCCCAAGCGCACGGCTGACCGTGCTTGCTTCCTGAAGTCTCAGGGCCTCTTTCGTGGAGGCCCTTTCTTCATGCCCTTGCTGTTGCATCCTTGACACGCGGAGGTGGTTTCTTGACCAACGACATCCCGAAGCACGGCGCGGCCTACGAGTTCACTTCGGGCCTGTACCGCGACGACACTCTGTGGTTCCAGGCTGTTGACCTCGGCGATACGGCGGGCCTCTCCATCCGGGTCAGCGAACACGGCGGCCCGGTGACCGCCTGCGAAACGACGCTAACCCTCGATCAGCTCTCCGAGTTCGCGTGCGCCATGTTCGCCGCGCTGAACCAGGCCGGACAGATCGAGGTCGAAAAGCACGCCAGCCGACTCCTCGGCCTCATCAAGTCCGGCATCTACGGCCCCCCGTGCAAGGCTGAGGACGGCGCCTGAGCGCCGGACACCGGTCCGTCTCACAGCTCAGCACATGGGCGCGCTGCGGCGAGTCCTACAGGCTCGAACGGGTCGCCAAAGCCCCGCAGACCCCCGCCGCTTGGACACTCCAGGGCACGGCCGTTCACGCGGCCGTAGAGGCCTTCGAGCTGTCCGGTAGGACGCTCAGCCTCACTCAGGCTCTAGCGGTCTACTTCAACGCGTGGGACAGCGGCATAGCGGCTCTCACGGCCGCCGAGCCCGACAGGTCGAAGTGGCTCACAGGCTCCAAGGCGATCAGCGGCTTTAAAGACGTTGGCCGGCGCCGGGAACGCGGCGCCGATCAGGTCAGGGCCTACCTGGACTTCTCGCAGTCGAATCCGTTCGACATCTGGCAGTCCCCAGACGGCCCGGCCGTCGAGCTTGAGTTCTCCATCGTCCTGGGGGGCGTCAAGGTCGTTGGGTTCATCGACCAGGTTCTAGAGCTGCCTGACGGTGACCTGTGGGTCAGAGACATCAAGACCGGCTCCAAGCTCCCGGACTCCGCACTACAGCTCGGCGTCTACGCCGAAGCCGTTGAGCAGACCTACGGGATTCGCCCCCGCTGGGGCGACTACTTCATGTGCAAGAACAACGCACCAACCAAGCCGTTCGACCTGGACGGCTACACAACGGCCCGTCTGGGCCGCTGGTTCGCGCGGCTAGACCGCGCAGTCAACGCAGGCGTTTTCATTCCGAATCCGGGTGACGCCTGCCGTACGTGCTCCGTGTCGCAGTACTGCGATGCGGTCGGGGAAGACCGGGAAACCTACGGAGGTTCAGACCTTGACCCTGAAGTACAACACGTCTCTGAAGTACGGGCCGGGGCATGACGCGCCCTGGCTGACTGTCGAGTCCGACAATGAGGAGGAGTTGCACGCGGCGCTTGAGTCGCTGGCTGCCCCTGACTCCGATTTCTTCGCGGCCCTTGGCCGGGCCATCAGCGCGTTCAAGACCGGCGGCGTCCTGGGGGAAGTCCTGGGCGCTCAGGTACTCCCGGCGGCCCCGGCCGCTCCCGCCTGGCAGGGCGGCAACGCAGCACCGCCCCCGCAGTGGGCTGCTGGTCCGTCTCAGCCGGCCGGAGGCTTTACAGCTCCCCCCGCGGCTCCACAGCCGGACGGTGAGCCGCACTACTGCCGTCACGGCATGCGTGCCTGGAAGTCCGGCGTCAGCCAGAAGGGCAATGCCTACGCGGCCTACTACTGCCCGAGCAACAACCGGGCCGACCAGTGCCCGCCCGAGTACCCGCCGCGCGGCTGAGGTAGCCGATGCTTTCGCTCTCGCGCGCACGGTTTACGCGAGGGTCGGCCGGTGAACCACTCCCGCCCGTCTTCCGGGCGCTCTCCTCTCAAGGCGTCCACTTCCGTCAGGGGCAGTTGTGTCTTATCGCGGCTGCCCCCGGCGTGGGCAAGTCTCTGATTTCTCTCACGCTCGCCATTCGGGCTGGTCTGCCGACGCTGTACTTCAGCGCTGACACGGATCAGGCCACCATGACTATCCGCGCTGCCGCGATGGTCTCGGGTTGGACGACAGGGGAAATCGAACGGGCCCTAGACGCGGGGAGAACCGAACACCTTGACGTGCTTCTGCACAAGTGGAGTCACATTCAGTTTGACTTCAAGGCGTCGCCCACGGCGACGGATGTTGAGCAGGAACTCAAGGCGTTCCGGATGGTCTACGGCGATTGGCCCTCACTGGTCGTGATGGACAACATCACGAACCTGGACAACGAGTTGAACACGGACGGCTTTCAAAGCCTCGAAGGCACGTGTGACTTTCTCCATGAGCTTGCTCGGGAAACCGGCGCTTGTGTGGTTGGTCTGCATCACGTAACCGGCGACTTTGACGACGGCACTAAGCCCCCGTCCTTGTCTTCTCTACGCGGAAAGGTCTCCAAGGTTCCGGAGCTTGTCTTGGCGCTTCACCGCGTCGGCGGTGACTCACTTGAGGGCGCACGCAGCATCGGCGTGAGCCCGGTCAAGAACCGGACCGGCAGATCTGATCCTTCAGGCGGCTGGTTCATGCCGCTGTCTGTTGACCTCGAACGAATGGCGGTGACCGGGTGAATCTCTCCGGCTATGAGAAGCGGGGCGGTAGTGCCTACAGCGTGCCCTACGCGGTTCACCTTTCCGACGACCCCGAAAGGGTCGAATTCGAGGTCGTCAAGAGCTGGGACTACGACGGGGACACGGTTTATCTGGTTCTCGGCGAGTGGGTGAAGTCCTGGGAAGAGGTCGAGGAACGAATCACGAAAGCGAGGTACGGCGGATGACGATCCTGTTCGAGGCTTGGCCTTCCACGCCCCGGCTCTATCGGGGCATGGTCATCACGGAGAAGCTTGACGGCACGAATGCGGCCATCGTCATCACCGAAGATGGCGACTTCGCGTGTCAGTCGCGGAAGCGGCTGATAACCCCCGGCGACGACAACCACGGGTTTGCCGCGTGGGCCTACAGCCAGCGGGAGGAACTGACGGCGTTCCTCGACCCCGGCCGCCACTTCGGCGAGTGGTGGGGCAAGGGCATTCAGCGCGGATACGGCATGGACCGCCGGGTCTTCTCCCTGTTCAACTCGCACCGCTGGGGGCCGAAGCGCCCCGACTGGGAATCGAGGCCTGACGGGCTCGACGTCGTTCCCACGCTGTTTCGGGGCGAGTTCAGTACGGCCCGGATCGAGGAGGTAAAGCGGGGCCTCCTCTACTTCGGGTCTGAGGCTGCCCCCGGCTTCATGGCGCCCGAAGGCGTCATCGTCTGGCACCCCGCCAGCGGCGCCAAGTTCAAGTCCACGTTCGACAAGTTCGACCGTGAGGGCGGCAAGAGCTGGCAGGCGGCGTGAAGGACTGGCGGGGGACCCCGCTCAGGGCCGGTCAGCGCCTCGTCAACGGCCTCACTGGGCAATCCTTCGGGCTTGTCACAGCGGTGGACGACGCAACCCACACGGTCACAATCCGGAGCCTCTGGCCCTTCGTAGAAATGGCCATTACCGAAGACCTCCTGTTGGACGGCTTCCTTGAGGTGGCGGTCCGGAATGACATCTAACGGCCGGTCGAGCAAGAGCAAGGGCTACAGGGGAGAGGCGGAGTTCGTTGAAGACGCTCAAGCCCATGGCTACAAGGCGCAGCGGAACGGCAACATTCACGGGCAAGCCGATCAGGGCGACATTGCCGGGGTGCCGGGCTGGGTCGTTCAAGTCAAGAACGTCGCGGTAGCGCAGATACCGGCGTTTCTCAAGGCAGCCAAGGAACAGGCGGCGAACGCGGGCGTCCGCTTCTACTGCGTCGCTTTAAAGCTGCGCGGCAAGCACATGCGCGACGGCGCCATTCTCATGCCAGTCGCCCAGTGGTGGGACATCGTCAAAGAGATGGAGGAGCTACGTGCGGAAAACCAAGCGCTCACAAGGCTTCTCCACCCCTCCGCTGGACATAGCCAGGGTACTTGAGCACTACGGAGCTACGAACGTCCCAGAGGGCCGCGAGCGGCCCATGCGATGCCCATTCCATGGGGAGGACCGTTCGCCCTCGGCCACGGTCAACACAGAAACCGGCCTGTTCTTCTGCTTCACGTGTGGCGTGGGCGGGGACGCATGGGCACTGATACAAGGGAGGGAGGGCCTGACTTTTCGTGAGGCTGTCGAGTTCGCGGCTGGCGTTTTTGGAACAAGCAACACAGACGTACAGCAAGGCGCTACGCGGGTCACCCGCCGACGAGTATTTGACGACGAAACGCGGCCTGAGCGCGGACAGCAAGACATATTTTCGGCTGGGGTTCGTCGCCGACCCTTTGCCGGGTCATGAGAAGTACCGGGGATGCCTGGCCATCCCCTACGTGACCCGTGCCGGGATCGTGGCAATGCGGTTCCGGCGCCTGGCGGGCGACGGCCCGAAGTACCTGAGCGAGCCAGGTGAAGAGTCACGCCTCTACCACCCTGAAGGGTTCTTCAGGCACGAACGGTTCATCTGCCTGTGTGAGGGCGAGCTAGACACGATAACCGCCGTTCAGGTCGGGCTACCGGCCGTGGGCGTACCTGGCGCGAACTCGTGGGGCAAGTTCTTCTATCGCGCCTTCGACGGCTACGACGCCGTGTTCATCCTGGCGGACCAGGACGACAAGGGCGCCGGGATGGAGTTCGCCGAGAAGGCAGCCAGTCAGATCAAGTCGGCCCGCATCATCCCCATGACCCACCTTGGCGAAAGCCACGACACGAATTCACTGTTTCGCGCTCACGGCGCGGACGTCCTGATATCGAAGATAGGAGTTGAGCTGTGAGTGTTGAGTACCCGGCGGCCACGATGGAATTCGGGCTTTCGGCCAAGGAACTGGCCTACGCCGTAGCGGCGTTCCTGGAGGGCGCCATGTCCCGTGTCCGTGGGACCGGCCGCGAACAGTACGAGCTGCGCGCTTACAACGGCGAGCCGTATCAGGCGTTCGAGGAGATGACTCCGGTTGAGCTTCTGGTGATGGCGCGGGAAGAGGTCCAAGACCTCGGCGTGTACGCCGCAATGCTGGATCTCCGCCTTGCCCGGCTGCAAGCGAAGTTCGAGGCGAACGCGGTCGTGGGTGATGCCCGATGAGTGACATCCGGGTTGAGCTGGAGATGGAACCGGCGGCCCTCGCCGGTATCTACCGGTGGCACGGCTGGCCCCTGGCCCTGTGCGAGGAATCCACGCCTACGGCCGCAGACCTCACGGAGCTGGTGACGCACGTCGTGACGGAGGTCGCGGGCGCTGAGCCCGGCTCGTACGCCTCGCTCGGTCGGGTGCTGGCCATCCGGGACACGGAGATGCCGGAGGCGATCGAGGTGGCGCTAGTCATCGGCGTCGCCTGGATCGAAGGCGACGAGGACCCCGACGCTCCCGCGCCGGCCAACCGCTTTACAGACACCCCCGCTGGATCGGGGCATGACGACCTGGGACCCGAGGGGGTAAGCCGTTGAGTGACTGGCAAACGATCGTGTGCCTGCCTGACTTCCAGGTGCCGTATCACGACCCGAAGTTCATTCGCGCGATGTTCCACTACATCAAGGACGCGGAGCCGGACAAGGTGATTCACGTCGGTGACTTCCTGGACGCGCCGGAGCCGTCGCGCTGGAACAAGGGCGCAGCGGGGGAGTACGCGGGGACGCTTCAGAAGTCGTTGGATACGGCGTTTGATGTGCTCGTGGATCTGCGGGCCGCGTTCCCGTCAGGCCCCGTGGTGCTGAAGATGGGCAACCATGACCGGCGGATCTCCGACTACGTGAAGCGGTACGCCCCGGCGTTGGGGCCGCTGCGGGCACTGGACTTCGAGCGGCTGATACACGCCGGGGGTCTCG